CTTGCGGAGAAAGGGGGATTCGAACCCCCGGCGAAATCTTCGCCTTTTCTCCATGCAGAGGCAACCTAGTCCTTCTTCATTCGGGTGCGCTATTGCGCTGTTAATAAATCAAGTATCAATAAATCCTATTCAATGGCCGACGATGTGCGCGCACAAGGTCAGCCATTTTTCTTAGTCTTTTAGCGGTCGATTATACAATATAATAAAATCGCATACGTCCAACTCCCGTGCGCATAATGCGCAGGGGAGTAATTGCGCGTGCGCTATTGCTGGAGATAGATTTCTATGCTCTTGATGGATTCCGCTAAGCGTGCGATAGAATTTGCGCACTCTACTTTCATGCGTGCTTGCTCACGCTGCACCGCGAGTTCGTAGGCTTTTATTCTGACTTCGGTTGGGGCATTATCCCATCCTTCCACTCCAGTTAGTTGGTGCGCTATCTCGATAGCTGCTTGATTGAGGGCGACAATCTCAAGACTGTCAGGATGTAATACTTCCATAACTAATTATGATTTTGTTTTTGAGTCTTGCTTGTATCTTCGGAGAAGTTCATTGAGATTATCAATGATTTCGTCCTTTTTCTTGCATTCTTCGCAAGGTGGGTTGATTTGAGAAATAGGGACATACTTTTCGGGATAAGTGAATACATCCACTATAGAAATTCCTAGTGCTTCACAAATTTCTAAAGTCTTTCTAATTGTGGGTTGCCCTTTTGAATGTAACCAGTTGCTGATGGCACTATCGTTTACGTTAGTGTCTATTGCTACATTTTTCTTTAAAATCCCGCGATCTTCGATGATGGCGGTAATGTTTTTCCTTACATCAATCATAATGCAAAATTAGTAAAAAAGTTTGACATACAAGAATATTAAACATGAATATTATTTTTGATTTCAAAAGAAAATTTCACGAAAAAGTGAATAAAATCATTAAAAAATACATTTTTTTGTGAGAAATATTTGCACATGTAAAATATTTGTTGTACTTTTGCAGCCAAAAATAAGTTTTTTGTGTGCAAAATTAGTTATAAATGAACAAAGGAACAAATAAATTCACAATAAAATGACAAAGTTTAAAGAATTTTACCAGAATTTGCGGGTTCGGGACATGGAACCGATACGTAATGAGATTGAACAGCACGTTTCTCCGGTGTCGTTCCTGAATTGGAAACGCGGTACGTTTGAGCCGGATGCACGGTGGTGGCCGGTCATCAATGCCATTGCGGAGAGGTACGGATATCCAATACCTTATACGTTGTAACTATGGGACCTTTCGTTAATTTAGATGCCTTGCAGGAAATGATCAAGGACTCTAATACGAAGGTCTATGACCGTTCGTTGATGGGAGGGACGTCCAAGGGCTTTATCATTGAATCGCCGGAAGCTCGTATTGATGTGGCTGATGATGGCAATGTGATTGTCTCCTATCATTTGGGCGAGTTGAATATGCAGCGGTTGCGAGTTCTTGCCCTTGAACAGCAGTTAAAAGAGTTGGACCGTGACAGGTCGATGCTCACAGATATGTTAGGTCTCGCTACCGCCAAGTTGATTAACTTGGAGCAGCTGGAGAAAAAATAGAGAAGAGCATGGGCTCCGTAAAGAAACTAAGTGACCTCACTCCGGATGAGCGGTACAAGATGCAGAGACTCGCTCGCCATCAGATGCGGTGCAAACTGCTCGCCGATATTCAAGCGGACATGGTGGCTTGCCAACTGGAGGGCTGGGATCAAACAGAATACATCTTGGAGCTGCAGGAGCTGCTGAACGGATTTAAGATAAACAATAATATTAATGTCTAAAAACTAAAATGCTATGGATGAACTTATTTCCAAGTTGGCATCTATGTCCAAGGAGACAAATGCCGCACACATCTCTATCAGTTTTGAACAAGCTGATGGGAGTTTTGTCGAACTGAATTATTGGACTCGCAGACCGAAAGGGAGGTAATTATGTGGTACGAAGTAGAAGTTACCAGAACGGTCACGATGACCGTAGAAGCAGCCTCTAAGGAACAGGCTGAGGAAATTGCAAATGATGTCCTCGATGATTTTGACGTAGAGTCCGCACTTGAAGAGAGTACTGAAGTGACAGTCAAATCGGAGTTAGATGACAATGATTATTATACTCTCTTTGTCGATAACTCGGGAACCGTCCATCAAATGAATTAGGAAAGGGAGGTAATTGTGGAAGCAATGTTTTTTGTGGAGTATGTGGGAACTCTCCAAGGTTCGACGATTGAGAAAGCGGTTAAGGATTACTGCCATAAGAAATTCCATAACCGTTTGTGTACCGCGAAAGGTCGGATATTGATTTACGGGATGGTGGTGGAATGGGCTAAGAAGTTACACGAAGCCAACCCGAAGACCGTTCTGCCGGCAATCGTGTTGAATGGTCCCGACGGTGATCTTTGTTTTCCGTCGAAGAACGCTACTGACAATTTCCGGATATTGAGCTTTAAGCGGTGCATCTCAGTCATCCATGACCCGAACGAGACGAGTTTTACCGTTGACGATGAGGAGGAAGGAGGTGAGTGATGTTTGCAATGATGGCTTATAATCGCCTGCTGAATAATGACCGGGAGATTTGCCGGGGCAATACATTGCAGGAAGTGATGCTTGCTTTCGAGAGATACCCCAAGAACCAGGATTACTATTATTGGATAAGGAGGCTCGTATGAAATTCAAAGTAGGAGATTTTGTGCGTATAGTAGCCAACGAGATGACACCTGAGGCAATCGGTAAGGTTGGTGAAATTATGGATTTCGCTATCGACCAAGTGAATAAGGTGTACTTTTACAAAGTTCGTTTGGTGGGTCAAAAGCGTTCATTACCGGGATGGGCAGAGGAAGACTGCTTGGTGCCCGCTCAAAATGCTTAGATGCCTATGACGAACGGAGATAGAATTTGGAACGTGGTGTTTCTGGCATTCGTGGCAGCGTTTATCGTAGCATGTCATCACATGGAATGGTATGTGCTGGCGAGCCTCAACAGCATCACGTTCGGCGTCCAGTTATGTACAACCATTAAATCACTAAGGGAATGAAACAGATGGAATATAAGAATCACCGTACAGACATGGAATTGCTACACGACAATGTTTACCGCGGCTACCGTTATTGTATCATGAACTACGGGACACACCCTTGTACCTATGTGGTGGTTCCGGAAGGACACCCATACTTCGGAGCACGGACTACCGGCGACATGGATATTGAAGTGCATGGTGGTGTTACGTACTGCAGTGAGTGCCCATGGTTGGATGACGCTTACGCTATCGGATGGGACTATGTTCATCCGGGAGACTATTACAACCCGACTAACTCCGATAGTATGGATTTCGGGCACAAGTGGACCATCGAGGAATTGGATGCAGAGGCGCATTTGGCTATTGATCAACTGGTCGCCATCGATAGAACCATCCACGGGCAACGGCATGAGCTCCGGAAGGCGTGGCGTGACCTTCTGCTGAAGATGTTTCCTTTCTTGCCTCATTTGACTCCGGTAATGCTGGCGCATATTGTTCTGCTTTCATGCGCACTTGGGGCGATGATACTCTGTATCACCAGTGAGCAATGGTGGCTCGCCGTTGGCAACGGTTTACTGGTAGTGAACTCGCTTATCAATTTGTATGTCGAACATAAATACCACAAAAGATGAGCAAAATACTGAAATACTCTGCCGAGTTAGGCGAAGATGGAGCTGCATACTCCAAGGAACTGTGCCCGTATGGGCAGACTGCAGGGGAACCCAATGAGGTCATGGGATTAGGTTCTTACTCTTGCAGCAAGTGCCGGTTCTGCGAACTGCGTGAACCGTTTGAGCAGGTTGTCAAGTGTAAGTTCGAGGTTCTTGACCTGTCGCTGGCCTTCCAATGGTACGATATGATCGCATCCGGAGAGAAGAAAGAGGAGTACCGGAAGATGAATGATTTTTATTGGCACCGGTTCCATGCCTGCAATAACCAATGCCCTCCGGGGTTCGATGTCGGTATATGCAAGGTTTGCCCGAGAACATTCCTGAAGCACTATGACGCAGTTCGGTTCCATCGCGGACAGGGAAGCCCGGAGACCATGCTCATCGCTGTTGACGGCATCCGGATAGGCTACGGCCGCGAGGACTGGGGCGCTCCCAAAGGCGAACAGGTATATATTATTCAATTAGGAGTCCGATTAGTATGAGCAAGTATCCGATTAAGCAATTAGTAGCTGCACGGGTGGCGTGGCTGATAGCCAAGCGGCACTTCGACGGAAGATACCCGCTATGCGTCACCATCGACGAGATCATGAACGGTGAGTATGACTTCACCCGCGAGCAGGCCGAGCAAGCTCTGCAAAAACTGGAAGCCGAGGGTATTGTCAAGATCCGGCCGGCAATCAATGTAATGACCGTCTATTCTACAGAGTACGAAGATTATGAGAAAGCGTGAACGGAAACGAATACGGAGGAGTTATATCGAGAGCAGAGCCTTCCAAGCCGTGGTCAGGTACTTCCGGCAACCGGCGGAGTTCCCCGGTCCTCCGAAAGGGCTTTCCGTGATGACCTCGTTCGAGCGGAAGGTGTACGAACAGACTCGCCGGTTATTGACCGTCGGCAGTGCCTATCAGGAAGCGCTTGGATGGTACTACGGTATCGACCACCACGACCTGCTGGTGCTGGTTCCGAAGAAAGGCAAGGTATCGAGCAAGACGATACTAGTGAAATTAAAAGATGTGAACTTTGGGCTATCAACAATTAACTTATTAAAGCAATGAGTGTTGAATTATGGCTTCCGCCAACCAAGAGAAACCCGAAGAACGGTCGCTTCATCAAGGGACATGTCCCTGCTAACAAGGGCAAGACATGGGAGGAATACATGCCTAAGCGGTCTCAGAAGCGATGCGCCAAAGGTTGGAAGAATCTCGACAAGCACCGACCTGCCGTCCGTCCGGATACCGCCGGCAGATGCCGCAAGAAGACAGTAGTCGTTACGGACGATGGCAAGTTCCGGATCTTCTCCTATCTCAAGGAAGCCGCCAATTGGGTTGGCGGCAGTCGCGAGAACGTAGGACGATGCTGCCGGGAGAACATGAGTAAGAAGGTCTGCAAGCACGATTGGCGGCAAGGGCAGCCGAAAGGTGCAAGCAGAGTGAACACAGACCACCGATATTTGGGGTATAGATGGTATTTCTACGATGACCCCGATTGGTGGGACAAAGTAAGTGATCTTTAATAGTTATGGCTTGGATTTTTAACGGGGTGTATATTCCTGATGACGATATATACCCATCCGACGAGAAAGGAAATATCTCGCCAATAGAGATAAACATTGATCTTTGACAAGGTACGGAGTTAGGGGATGAGTAAGGATTCCCGGAAATAAGGCTGCCGGTGGTTGTGCCTCGAATAAGGAGAGGCGATAAGAAGCGCGCGGATAAATTCAGCGAAGGGGCTGAGGGTAAAGTTTGGTACCCGCCCGCGTGTCCACTGGAACTTAGGAACCGCCACCGGATGGGTGCACATCTGCCATGGTTGGATTAAAGCCCTGCGCCATGGTTCGCGAACCGTCCATCGGTCAAACCCTCAATTTGGGTTGAGGTCAAATTGAGAGATTGGTTGCAGCACGAAACGCCCGGCTCGCTCCGTACCGATTTTATATCGAGGTTGGCTCGCTATTAAGACGCGGGAGGTCTCAGCCTACATGCGCCGTATGTAGTTATTCGCCCTACGACCCCGCCTCGATGAACGGGGGAAGCCCGTTGGTTCGGACTTCTCTCAAACCCGCCAAGGATTACAAGGTACAAGAAAGATTTATCATTAGACTGAGAGGGCCAGCGGTTCGGGAGAATAGCTGCCCCACAACGGGGGAAAGGAATTTATGTAAACGGCCAAGTAACAATTAACAACAAATCCCTAAAGTAACAATTTCTGCAACCGTTTACGAGAGGGGTTGGACTCCCCTCTCCCTCACACAACAAGATGTTTAACAATTGTCTAAATACTAAAAGCAAAATGACTATGGCAAAGAAACAATCAATCAAGAAGCTCACTCACAAGGAGGAGAAAGTAGTAAAGAAGATGGTAGAAAAAGCGTTGGCGTTCACCCCGGAAGAGGTGCGCGCTGCCATCGAGGCACAACCGCGTTGCGCTATGGCTATGACCGTAGCCGTCAATCTCAATTATGAGAGGTTTGTGGATGCGTTTGTTGAGAAGATGGCCGCTCTGATGACGAACCAGACCGAGGAGCAGTTGGCGGAGTACCGTGAGCGCATCCGCTCCGTCTGGAACATGGGCATCCAGAAAGAAGCGGCGGTCTATTGGTACACGCTTGGCGCCACCCGCCACGATGAGATTATCGTAAGTGTCATCCATCCGGTGGATGAGAAAGAAGAACCCAACGAGGGCAAGGTTGGGTAGTAGTGTAGAATCAGGGGACGGAATCCCTCTCCGTCCCCACATTTGACAGTCTAATATATGATAGGTAAGATTCAATTGGTCTGCGTCAAGCATGCAGACACTTTCCAAGGTAATATCTACGAGGCGCATGTCCGCTGCGATGCAATGGCAGACGGCAAGGCGCTCGTGTCACTCATAGAGAACCGCGAGAGCATCTCCGGCATTGAGTTTGTCGGGTTCGTTTTCGCCGACGTATGCCGCTCGGAGCTGGGCGAGTTTGTCATCAGCAAGGACATGTTCCTGTCCCTGCGGATGGATGGTGAACCTATCGACTGCATGGAGGCTATTGTTTGGGATATTAACAATCTAATCCGCTGAGCCATGGGTGAGGAGAAAAAGAGCTATCTGCAAGAGCGAGTCTATGACCTCTATGGTCTGACCGAAGAGCAGTGTTCTGTGCCTCTATGGCTCGGTAAGAAGCCCGCCAAGCCAAAGAAGCGGCAATGGATAGACGAGAAAGGACAGGAGTGCGAGGAATGGTTACGGGATGGAGAAGGCAATTATATCGCAGAGCCGTTCCCGCTCTTCCAGTCCGATCCGAACGATAACATCCGTATCTACCCCTATACCATCGAAGGGCAACTCATATCCTATCTGCGGGACAAACAGCCCAAGTACGGAGGCGGCGAAGTGGAAGACCTGTATTGCATCACCCGGCGCAATCCGGCGTGGCTGAAGGCTAATCCCGGACAGCCCAAGTACGCCTTCCCCGGCGGCGAGACCAAGAAAGGTACCTATCCTTTCTTCCCGCCGAAGCTGTATGAGGCCTACCGCAAGGGCGAACATATCGAGACCGTCATCCTCACCGAGGGGTACTTCAAGGCCATGGTCATGTCCGAACACGGCATGATGACCATCGGGCTCGGTTCCATCACCCTCTATGCGGAGTCCAAGACCAAGCAGCTCTATCCTGACATCACCAAGTTCCTGAACAAGGTGAAGCCGGACAATATCATCATCCTGTACGACGGCGATTGTACCGACCTGTCGAAGGATGCCGTGAAGGAGCTGGAGGCTAACCGCGAGTCCGACCTCGGCAAGCGGCCGTCGCTCTTCCATAGCTCGATGGTGAAACTCAAAGACATGCTTCTAGAGTTCAAAAACGAGCAAGGCACCCCCTCCGAGATATTCTTCGCCTACAACAGGAAAGTGCGCGAAGACGAAGAGGTACAGGACGAGAAAGGTAAGTATATCACCATCAACAACAGCCCCAAGGCAACCGATGATCTGCTGAGCGACGAGGAGTACAAAGAGCAGTCCGCTCAGATAGCCGACGACCTCAACCATCCCGGCCGCCCCGGCATCTTCTTCAATAAGTACAACCTCCGGCAATGCAACGATACCAAACTGCGCGGTATCTTCAACATGGGTTCGCCGGAGAAGTTCTACGAGGCATGGGCGTCCGTCATCGGCGGCAAACGATTCAAGTATTGCGGCGGTATCTATTTCTACAATGCCGTCGATAAGAAGTTAGTCCAGGCACTCGACCAGACCCTCAAGGACTTCGTCGCCATCGGTTCGGAGATAGTCCTTGTGACCGAGGAGCCCATCCCGAACGCCAACGGAGCTTCCACGGAGTTCTACCCGCAGTCCGACAAAGTGATGAACGCCCGCTACGGCAAGGGTACCGCAGAGAAGCTGTACAAGTACAAGCACTATGTCGATTACACCATCAACCCCTGTAATGAGAACTATTCGCAGGAGGTGGTCAACTCTTCCGGATACCGCTTCTTCAATCTCTACAGCCCGCTGGCATATCATCCGGTGGAGGGCAAGTGGCCGACGATAAACAAACTGCTCCACCAGATCACCAAGCTATACAGCGAGGACTATTACGAAATGCTGCTGGATTGGATCACGCTCACTTACTTCAAACCCTTGCAGTTCCTCCCCATCATCATGCTCGTCAGCAAAGAACGCGGTACCGGCAAGACATCGTTCCTCAATCTCCTTAAGTATATATATGGTAATAACGCCGTCATCGGCGGCAACGACCTCATCATGTCCAAGTTCAACAGCCTGCTTGCCGGCAAACTGATTGTCGGTGTCGATGAGTCCACCCTCGGCGACAACAAGGAGGTAGGCGAGGCCCTCAAGTACATGTCCACCTCCCGGACTATGCACATCGAGAAGAAAGGTAAAGACAAGAAGGAGGTTCCGGCGTTCTGCAAGTTCGTCCTGTGCTCCAATGAAGTGCGCAAGGGTGTCTTCATCGCCAAGGACGAAATCCGCTTCTGGGTGATGCGGCTCACGCCATGGGAGGAAGGCGAGTACGATACCGGCTTTGAAGACAACATCGAGTCTGAGGTGCAGGCTTTCCTGTTTTTCCTCAAGCAGCGTTGGGAACGCAATCAGATGTTCGTCAAGGAGAAGGAACACCGCATGTGGTTCCACCCTAACCGGCTCATCAACGACGACCTGATCAACATGATGTCAGGCACAGAGTCGAACTTCGAAGGCTCGCTCATCGACTTCCTGCATGAGATGTTCCGTGACACCGGCCGCTCAAGACTCTTCTTCGATGTGCAGTATATCTGGGATAACGTTCCCGATGCCAAGAGAAAGGACCAAGCCTATATCCGGAATGTGCTAAAGGACATGCCGGGTGTGAAGCGTCTGCCGGATAGCGGCAAGTACGCCATGCCGTTCCGCGTCACTCCGCAGATGATGCAGGTTGATAGTTCGCTGGAGGAAGGTTCGATAACATGGTCGTCCAAGAAGAAGCAATGCCGTCCGTATGAGTTCGATGCACGCTTCTTCCTCACGCAGGAAGAGTATGACAAGTTTACTGCCAAACGTCAACCCGCAATAGACAACGCAGAAGGAGCAGCAGCTACCGCCGATCAGGCAAGCGACACTCAAACCGATATACCGTTCTGACTCTTCGGGAACGCAGTGCTGATCCGACCAATGGTAATTCCCGGCGAGGCGGTAACGCCGAAGCCGCAAAATCTTAATGAGCGTCAATTTTTTGGCGCTCTTTTTTGATGCGCATTAGTTTATGAGGAGGAGTAGAAGCAGAAATATTTTGTCGCGTTGCAAAAATTTTGTTTCTTTTGCTGCGAATAGTCACATAATCTTCGCAGTATCAACAAATAACGCAGGAAACAAGCATATCAATTTTTGTTTCTTTTTGTTTCTTTTTGTTTCTTTTTGTTTCTTTTTGTTTCTCTCTGTTTCGCGGTTTGTTTCCACAATAAAACGTTATAATATAGAGACTTAACGCAAATGGAAACAAAGAAACAACTTGTTTCACTTCTTAGAATTTTATAGGGTAATCGGCGTATTTTAGTAAAAAGATTTGCATATGTCGAAAAAAAAGCGTATCTTTGCACCCGATTCTATGCTACTGCCTAATCTTAAAGATAGTACATTTTTAAAGACTGGCAGTTATGATCGTTATTCCTAATCGTCTTGCAGATTACAATGCGCTTCCGGCTCCGGCTCGGAAGTGGGTTCTCCGTATGCTTATGTATTGGGCCAGTTGGTCCAAGTCTACCATCTATCGGAAAATGGAGTGTGCGAACCTCTGCCCTATGGAGGATCTTCTGTTGAGCGGAGTACTACATGCGGCACGCCAGCCTCAGTCGGACGGCCGGCAACTGGTGATTGGATTCGATTGGTCCGACGGAGAGGGAAAGATGGACATCCGGATGGAGAAAGAATCGCGCCGGAAATGAGTTCATTATGGGACAGTGGATATTTGCGTATATGGTAGAAAAGCAGTAATTTTGCAAACCGATTATTACCATGGCAAAGAGGCAAGATAGATATTACCTGTATCTGAGGTGGCCGCGCTATTTGGCACAGTGGTTCGCTCATGAGATGTACCGGCTACAGCATTTCGAGAATAAGACGCTGCCGCCCTTCCGATATAACTGCGATGTGGAGCCCCGTAATCTGGAGGTTGTGGAAACCCGCCGCGGATCGATGGAACGCGTCATCATCGAGCAGAACCTCTCCAAACAGCCGGACCCGATACCTGCACCTATCCCCAAGGACGCAACGATATGCATCCTCATTCCTGAGTTCCTTGGCAAACCGACCGCTTATTATAATTATCTCTCTCCTTCTTCCGAATCACTGTTAGAGGTGACGGTGCGCAATCACTTCCGGATGGAGTTGGTGAAGTATATGAATAAGGTGATCTTCAATTGCCGGGCGGAGAAAGGCGGTTATGCACCTAATAAGGAGATTTTCATAAAGTCATTCATGGAGAATAACGGCATCGACTATGAGCATATGCATACCATCAGTGAGCTCTGGCGACGGATGTACAAGCAAGAGAACTACAAATATAAAAATAAGAAGAAATGAGAATACCGGGAGTTAAATCCATAGCATGGTGTCCTGTCGCGAATGTATCGGCAGACTTCGAACTGCAGGCGATGGCGGGCACAACTCCTGTTCTGGAGGGAATCAGTTTTACCGCTATCTCTATTCGGGATGGGGCTACACTCGAACTGACGGACAGCAATGAGAATAACGGCTCCAATAAACGTGTGTCGTTGGATTTTATTTGTCTTAGCGAATTCAAAGCAAAGCACTGTGCTTTTGTTGTTACATGCCACAATGGTGCCATCTATCTTATCGGAACCGCCTCCAGTGTCCCTGCCATCAGTATAAAAGACACCACCGCTGCGCCTTCCGACACAAACAACACCTCGGTGCATGTAGAACTCTCGTCACCTTGCGCATGGATCGAGGTTGTTGGACAAGTAGCTATGTCCGGCCCTTATCCTCCTGTGGAATATGAGGCATGGCGTGAGATTACCGAAGAAGAGATTACTACCTTTATTAACGGATTAGATTAAACTATGCTGCAGATCATTGTTACAAAGCGTCGGCTGGAATTTAGCATCTCACAACTCTGGGCTAAGATTAAAACCTCGTTCGCTCGGATTTCACATTCTCATACAATAACAGATATTGAAGATTTGAGGAACAAACTGCTTGTTATGGACAGAACCGATACCGTTCTTCAGCAGCGTATCGAGGCCTTGACTCAACAAGCTCAGAAAGAGATAATCAATATCCTTACTTACTCGAATATTCCCCCAGAATGTTCTGACGAGGAAGGTTTATATATCAATTCATCAGAGAATAAACTCTACTATTTTGATGGATCAGGCTGGGCAGAGGCTACACCATCTGACAGCAATATCTATGTAGCGGCAGACACCATGCACATGTATATGTATGCAGAAAATGGCTTCGTCGATGTTACCGGGCAGACGGTTGATAATACCATCTATGTTAATAATATTACCACAGACCTTGCCAATTATACGGACAAAGGAATGTTCAGCGTTTGTCTGAATGGCAGAAAGTGGTACACTCTCATTGTGTCGCAGTCTCGTGGCATGCAGTTTGGTATTCAACCGCGTATTATAATTACGTATGGTCAACTTCTTAAGAACGAGAACGGATGGCAGCTTCGATTAAAACCTAACGGTGGCAAATGGTCAGAATGGATGGTACAAACCTATTCCTATGAAGGACATACGCATGTTCTTGCAGATATTGCCGATGTAGCCATAGTTCCTGATGAGGAAGCGTCTGAAGTCATTCCCATAGAGTCTGCTACTCTTCAGAGCATTGCTCGAGGTACATATAAGCAAGCTGATACTGCGATGTTCACCGGGCATCCGGATTACATTCCACTCACCGCTGAAGAGGTGACAGCATTGGTCGGCACCGCGATGGATGCTTTCAGAACGGCACGGGAGATACAAGAAGAAAACGAATAATTAAAATAGATCATTATGGCACAACCAGTAGCTACCCCGGAGAACCTCTCCGATTTTGCAAAACAATTAGGGCAATCCCTTGCCGAGGAACTCGGCGGGGACGGCGGAGGACAAACTCCTTCCGGAACAAGTAATTTAATTCACATCGGCATCCTTCTTACGGATGAAGCCGATAAATCCACTGTAAGGATGTATCTAGTCGTGAATAAGGATGTAGATATGTCATTATTCACGCTCCGTTTCGCGCGTTATAAGCGGTGCATGATGAGGCGTAAAGGCGTGAAGTATATCCCTGCTCTCGACCGCAATCTCCGTAAACTCGGTTGGCATCCTTCATGGCGCTTGCCGGTTGCGAATAAAGTCCCGCTTGTGCAGCCAATTATAAAATCCACTCCGTATAAAGTGGAGAATGGAAATGCCATGTATGAGATTACTGTCTCCGGTTATGATTCGTTTTTTGATTTCTGCACGGATGACGGCGCCTCTACCGGCTACAAGCATTTGGATAATCTGACTTATCCTTTTGCTGCGCTGGTGTCTAATGGGAAATGCGGCATCTGTCTGATGAAGGAGGGGGTACAAGTTAGCAACTATTCCCCGTTCTCCGGAGAATATAAGAAAGATGATGATATATTCCATCTCTCTCGGTGGATGAATGAGTAAAAAAAAGGGGGATAGAAATCCTCCTTAACCTCTGGCGATAGAATCGGTCGAGGGTGTTGCGATGGAATCGAAACTGGTGCAAAGATACTGCTTTTTTTTGAAACTACCAAATTTTTGAGTAAAAAAAATGATTTATTTGGTCACAAAGACATATTTGTCGAAGAAAATTGCTGAATGGTCTGAGATAATAACCTACCGGCTGACAGCCCAAGCAAGAGCGAATATGGAACAACTTCGCTCAGAGATGGCTAACCTTAATCCGGAGATTAGTGTCTATACCTCTGTCACGTATGCACAGTTGGTCCAGTTACGTAATCAGTCGAAGCTGATGCCCGGCACATGGTATCGGATGATTGATTATGTAACCAAGGTCGCAAACGACCCCGAAGCACGTTCAGCGGAACATCCGTTTGATTTGCTGCTGTTAGCTACTTCGGAGAATACGCTATCGGAAGAGGTGCGTGCTATGCTTACATCCCGCAATGCCGGTACCTATTTTCGTAAAAGCAATCTCAATACTTGGAAGGTCTGGTATTGTTTGGATAACGATTCTATGCGTTTTATGTGGGCTTCACCGTCTGGTAAAGGTGTTATTTATCGCATGATTGATGAGTGGGGAAATGATTGCCCCTATGATTTCAAGAATGTGCAGTTTAAGAGATATGCAGTTACTGACGATAATGCCGGAGGGGATTTTGATTTAAGATTGGATGGCTTGTATATGGGCTTTAACGCGGATATGTACAATTTGCATATAGAGGATTATTCGGATTATATCTATTGTTATACGTTCAATAGCTATGATGGGAATTCCGGGGAAACCGAAGATGCATCTTTGTCTCCACAATCATTTAGTTCGGATACTCAATCTACTGCTAATTATAACCAGCGAGGTTGCCTGCAGAATGTGATTGCACCTTATTACGCACCGGTTGAAATCGATGATCATATCAATTTCTCTTCCCTCGCATTAAATAATATTTGTTTTATCTATCGCAATGCCGACAGCAGTACTGGAGTTCAGGAAGGGTATGGTATTTTTGGGAACTGTTTTGAGACAGGATGCTATAACATGAGTTTTCAGAGCAACGCGCGTAATAATACATTTGGTCAAGAGTGTCGTAATATAGTCGCAGGGTACAGGTTTAATTATATGTCATTCTCGCAAGGTTGCTGTGATATGTCATTCTCGCAATACTGTCATAATATGTCATTCTCGCAAAACTGCTATCGTATGTCATTCTCGCAAAAATGCTGTGATATGTCATTCTCGCAATACTGTGGATGGATGTCATTCTCGCAAAACTGCTATAGTATGTCATTCTCGCAAGGTTGCTGTGATATGTCATTCTCGCAAGGTTGCTGTTATATGTCATTCTCGCAATACTGTCATAATATGTCATTCTCGCAAGGTTGCTGTGATATGTCATTCTCGCAAGATTGTAAGTATATTAATGTAGATGCTGGTGTCCACGATTTGAAACTGCCTGCTAATGCTGCTAATATACATATCTTTGCGGGTGTGTACGGACGTAGCCAGACCCAATCTATAGGGGTAGTTACCAATGCAAATTATACTCAATTTGTGGCTATGAAATCGGACGGGAATATCCGAATCTTTAACCCCGCCGATATGGCGTGATTTCCATATTGTTGCATGCATATGGCAATAATACGCAAATAAATAATATTGATCTTTGGCATAAAAAAGGACTAATTTGGTAATTAACAGGTTATTCGGCTTGCATTTTTAATGTATTAGTGTTAATTTTGCGAGAATTATTTCTCGTATCATAAAAGAACTAATATATAAATGTTATGCTGACAAAAATTCGTTACAAGTTAGTGTTCAACCGTAGTCACCGGCTTAATCGCTCAGGGGAAGGGTTGATAGAAATTGAGTGTTCACAATGCGGACGGCGTATATACTTCAGTACGCATACGTATGTATTTCCCGGGCAGTTCTGCCGTGGTGCGATCGTCAATGTGCCGAACGCCCAGGGGCTGAACTTTGCGCTGTATAGGATGATACAGGATATAGAGCGAGTGGAACTGGAGTATATCAAACGGGGTGTGGAGGTTACTCTACCAATACTCAAGGAAGCGGTGCGGGCGCATATTTCGCCTGCAGCCAAGATATCGGAATTTGGTATGCAAGTAGTTGAACAGTCTGACCGCAAGCACCTCACCAAACAGAATTACCAAACTCTTCTGAATAATATGGAGAAGTTTCGTCGTGGCAGCCTGATTACCGATATTGATTACCAATATATCGTGTCTTATGACAAATGGTTGCGTGATAGTGGTATCGCCCATAATACAAGGATTAGCCGACTGCGTTTGCTTCGCGCGTTGCTCAACGAGGCTAAGAAACGCGATATCATCAGCTTTAATCCTTTTGACAGGTTCCGCATACAGCAGATGGTATCGAAGAAAGGGTATATTACCAAGGAGCAATTGCGCAAACTGGAGAATCTTTCTCTCCGTGGAACGGAAGATCTTGTACGCGATGCGTTTCTGGTTGGCTGTTATACTGGATTACGCTTTTCGGACATCACCACTTTGCGCGATGAGCACTTGGTAAATGGATGGCTGACGAGGAACATGAGCAAGACTGGCTTCATGGTAGATATTCCGGTCTCCACTTTGTTTGATGGGAAGTTACTGAAGATAGTGGAGAAATATGGATCCATTTCCAGACTGACAAAGGCATTGGGAAGCAATTGTGCTGTCAATCGCACATTGCGCAATATACTGGACCGTATTGGTGTTGATCCCAAAATCACTTTCCATAGCAGCCGCCATACGTTCGCTACTTTGTTGGTCCAGAACCATACGCCTATTACCACCGTACAGAAACTGCTCGGACATCAGAAAGTTACCACTACGCAGATCTATAGTGAGGTGGACAGGCGCTCTATTATGAATGACTTGAAGAAAACGGCCAAACATAAGTGATATGAAAAAATATTTAGTAGGTAGCCGCGCCTTTTTTAGCGGCATGGAAGGGTTTTCCCCTAAGGATCAAGATTTCCTGGTGTTGGGATCTGCTCCGTTGAATTATGAGTGGCGCAGGGAACAGCACCTTAGAGGAGTATGCACTTTCTTCTACAAAATAGAGCCTCCTGCACAGATGGTGCAGCGGGCTGTAGATTCAAAAGATGCTTTGCAGTTGTGCAAGTTCCTCGTTCCGGAAGTCGCTGCAGAGCTGGGAATGTCGGTGGATGATATTCGTCCATTAGAAACTCTGCTGCCGTTGCTCGATGAGAAGCACCGGTATTACGAAATCATCTTCCGGGCATACCTGACTAATGGCTCGTTTACGCTCACTGAAGCGCAGCGGCTCGAAGCCTATATATCTTATACAGAATCTCGTGAAAGAAAGGATAATAAGTAATATGCACGACACATTAAGACATCACAAAGTAACTATCTATAGTGGCGGTTCTGCCCCACTGATAGCTCGTAAGGTTCGCCCCAATGACCCATGCCCATGCGGCAGTGGTAAGAAGGCTAAATATTGCCATGGTACAGATACCGAGTACTACCGTACAAAACCCAAAGAGTCATGACCGCACTTGAGATTATAGGGCTTATAGCCTGCTTTGTTATAGGCGTTCCGTTAGCCATATTCCTATTAATTTCCTTAGTGGTGGGGATTATTTTAACATTTAGGTTATTGTTTAATATATGATTAACAGCAATTACATAATAGATGAAGACTATCGCGCTCCGAATTACGGGAGTTTGGCGTATATATTCCACTTTGTGCTGGTCGTTCTATGTTGCCTCCTGTTTCCGTCGTGCGCATCATCAAAGCACATGGAGCGGTACTCCGGAAGAGATAGTACCATTTACCACCATATCTACGACTCCACCCGTATCGTCGTGGCGGTCACCCGGTCAGAGACCAAGCACAGCAGCACCGAGACCAAGTCCGGCAAGCAGATCTTCTTTGGAGAGGGAGGCGGCACCTATAACGACCAGACCGGCGAGGCAACCAATGTCTCGTCCGTCATCAGCGACACCCACACGGCCACCGAGACCGACTCCACGGCACTCTACCGTGCCGATTTAGCTGCTGAACGTGCTCTGAATGACAGTCTGAGCGAGGTCTGTAAAACCTATGCGTCTCAGCTGGAGACGGAACGGACAATGCCCAAACGTACCGCCTATGACCGGTTCTGCAGCCGGTGGTTCTGGATAACGGCCATCTGGTTATTACTGAAGGTGGCGGCATGGATCATGGAGAAGTACCCCGTAACCGCACCGTATATCTTCACCATCCGGAAATTTGTCCCATTCCTATAATGCTCGTTCTGAAATGAAATACAAGGACTTTTTAGATTTGCTCTTACCAAATACGAAAGTACGGTGCTTCAGAGATCTATACCATTTCCTTGGCACAGTTCCGGATAAGGATGGCGAGGTGTTCCTATTCAAAAGATGGGATCGAAGTATTAAAAGATGGCGATACCACGCACTCCCGAATTGGGAGTTGGAAGGCGACTTTGAAGATGGAGTAATACATATTTTATAAAACTATGGCCACATACATTACCGAACATTTTACCTTGGAGGAACTGACTGCCTCCAGCACCGCTCGTCAGAAGGGCATCAATAACGAACCTAATGCCGTGCAGACGGTACACCTCTGCCGGCTGGCAATAGACATCCTCGAACCCTTCCGGCTCGTCTGGGGTGACGCGATAGATGTCACTTCGGGCTTCCGGGGCTTCCAACTGTCCGGCTCCAGCAGTACTTCGGTCCATCCGGACGGCTATGCTGCCGACCTTCAGCCAAGGGATAAGAGCCGAGTCCGGGAGTTCAAACAGGCTTTCCGCAACTGGTTGCATACCGCCAACATCGTCTATGACCAGTATATCGACGAGACCCGCAACGGCTCCGAGTGGGTGCATATAGGTCATTTCAACAAAGCCGGCAAGCAGCGCCGTCAGGACCTCGTCACCAAGGACGGCAAGACCTACAACCTCCTGCCGAGATGGACTCCAAAGTAGTTTCTTCGTTTTTTTTATTAAGTTCAACTGCGTCCGCGTGGATAAGTGCGACAACCGAACCAGAACGGTTGTCGCGCTTTTCTTTTTCCCTTAGGGGCAAAATTATTTGTAAGGGGGAAAATATTCCGGAATTGGTTCGGTATTTTTACCCCTCTACGCATACGCGCGAGCAGATGCGCATTTCCCTTATTATTATAGTTGTCGATCCCTCTTTCCATGTCGTACCTTTGCAGCCGGAATTAAAAATTACGCGCTATGGCAAAGAAATTCGATTTGAAGTTGAAAGGTTACGTAGGCGGTTGGGACTTCGACTCCGACTATGTTGACTATGTTCTGGATAAAGCTGCCGACAAAGAAGTGTCGGTACTCATTGACTCGCTCGGTGGATCTGTCGCTACCGCCCTGTCTGTTTCCTCCGCATTTGCTGCCCATGGGAATGTGTCAGTGTTCTATCGCGGAATGAACGCAAGTGCTGCCACCATTGCCTCAATGGGAGCCAAGCATATCGCTATCGAGAAGAACGCGATGTACCTGGTGCACAAATGCAGCTTCCCTATCTTCGAGTGGTCCGCTCTCAATGCCGACCAGCTGAAGGAGAAAGCAGCGGAGTATATGAAGACCGCTGCCGATGCGGAGAAAATTGATCTGACTATCGCCACCGCGTATGCGGACCGGTGCAAGAAGGATGTGAAAGAGCTGCTCGACCTCATGCGTGAGGAGAAGTGGCTGACCGCTGATGAAGCGCTTGAGTGGGGCTTCGTGGATGAGGTTATCGACAGCACCGAGGATGTCAAGCTCACGCAGACGGTGGCAAGCGCGATGGCGTCTGCCGGCATTCCTCTTCCGGAGAACATGCCTATCGAGCAGGACGGTCTGCTGGCACAGGTGGAGAAGTTCTTCGCTAAGATCTTCCGGAATAGCAAGAAGGATGAGGCTACCGCTGAAGTCGATGAGACGAAGGTGGTTGCCGAGCCCGATAATCAAACTAATCAATCATCAATTATGAAGAAAACCTTTTTGATGCTGGCTGCCGTTCTTGCAGCCGCAAGCCTCAAAGAGCCGGAGGCTCAAGAGGATGGGCGTTACGCGCTGGAGGAGGGTCAGATGGATGCTATCGAGGCAGCATTGGCTAAAACCAAGACTGACAAAGAGGCAGCCGAAACCGCCAAAGCCGACGCCGAGACCAAGCTGGCTGCAGCCAATGCTCGTATCGCCGAGCTGGAGGCACAGCCTGCAGCTACCGCTGAGCAAGTAGTGGAGTCTGGTAAGCATAACCCTGACAACGAGGAGGAATCCCCGGTTGAGCAGCTGGCCGAAACGCTTGCCAACGCCGACGCAATGCTTGGAAAGTAATTCACCTAATTATTAACCCATTAACGATTTACAGAAATGAATCCTGGTAAAATCACATCGGATCAGTTGCAGGCCTATCAAGAGGCTGCAACCAAATGGCGCAAAGAGTTTCTTGCGCTGCCCGTCCGCGGTTTGGAAGAGATTACTCCGTATGTAAGCATCCGCTACGGCGTACGCTACAAAGAGAATGTCGGCACCCTGTCGCTGGACGCTCAGTTCCGTCCTTACAAACACGACATCAAGTCGGGTAAGGATGCCGACCTCGCTTTCCGTACCTTGGAGACCTTCCTCGGCGCAATCGACTACGAGTTCGAGCCGAACTCCGTAGCTCAGATGGTTATCGGCGAGAAAGCCGCTACCAAGGGCGAGGCAATGAAGAACGCAGAGATCGTCAAGGCTGTCCTTGTGGAAATCTGCAAGCAGTTGTCCGCTAACCTCAACGCGGTTGTCTGGAGCGCCGTGCGCAAGGAGAACGGTACAACCTCCGCTGACCTGTTCAACGGTTGGGACACCATCACCGCTACGGAGATTGCTGACGGCAAAATATCTGCCGCTAAAGGCAACTATGCCGAGTTGGAAGAGGCAATCGACGATACCAATGCGGTGGACGTGCTCAAGGGCTTCTATCGTTCCGCAGACAAAGAGCTGCGTCGCCAGAAGACCATCATGTTCATCACCCAAGACATTCTCGATGCGTACGAGGATGCGTACTTTGCTACACATGCCGCTACGCCGTGGGTCAAGGGCTTCGAGCAGCACATCCTCGAAGGTTCCAACGGCCGTTGCGAACTCGTGGCACTGTCGAGCAAGGAGGACTCTCCGTACATCCACCTCACCACGAAGCAGAACATGCTCATCGGTGTGGACCTGATGTCGGACACCGAGTCCGTAGCTATCGAGCACTTCAGCGCCTTCACGCTGGAGTACGTGGCCACCATGTTCTTCGGAGTCAACTTCGAGAGCATCGATCCTCGCCGTCTGTTGGTTGGTAAGCTCTTCGTGGCTGCCGGCGGAGAAGGCGGAGAAGGCACCGGCAACGGTGGAAGCGAAGCAGACCCCGGAGAAGGCACCGGCGAAGGTCAGTAAGAAAGAACGTACCTCTCCGGACTTGTGCCGGAGGGGTGCCAATGTGTAACCTCTTAAATTATAGTGAATATGCCTAAGACTAATTGTTCCCCCGTTGAGGGTTCATTGCACTGGTGTGAGGGGAAACCTTCCCTCCCCGGCATCCGTCGCCGTATCTATTACACGGCGAAGTCGAACATCTCCAAGTGGCCTACGCTGCCGGTAGATGAGTACGGTCGTCCGACCTCTGCCGTGCTGCAGGGGTCGTTCGAGATGGTAGCGGACAAGTTTTTCCACTACATCGATGTCCTGGTAAACAACTCCGGTCTTGTATCGGAGGCGCAGGGTGAGAAGCCGAGCCAGACGCAGATCAACCGCATCACCGCCGTTCACCCGGCAGCGGATGAGCAGGCTTCGATGGCGTCCGCGTACTTCAACAACAACGACATCGTTGCGCTCATTCAGGATATGGAAGGTAAGTTCCGCATGGTAGGTAACGAGAAGTGGCAGGGTAACGTTACCGTTGCTCAAGATAATGGGCAAGGTGCAACCGGCACAGTTTCCACCACCATCACCATCGAGCACACCGACCTTATTCCGGCTCCCTTCTATGAGGGTGAGATCGTGACCGAGGATGGTGTTATCAACGAGCAAACGGGCACCGGAGAAAGCACCGGCTCCGGTGAATAATGGAGCTCTCCGTTGACATACCCGTGTCATCGTCCGTGTCGGAGGTCCTCGACACCGTCACCGTACGGAAGGGAGGATTCTCCGACATTATTGCATCTATAGGGGATGCCAAGCCGGTGAAGGATATCTTTGCGGAAGCCGGGCCTCGTAAGGCATGGCACGCAAAACATGCCGATGTTCTGGCGCGATGCGACCTCTCCGAGCAGCACGTTCACCTATTCCCCAAGGTCGGGCTGCGTATCATCGCCGTCTGGAAACGAACCGTCAAGGGTCCGACCCTCGCGGAGATCAAAGCCGACGATGCCATGGTGCCGCTCTTTGCCAACTCCCTCGCGCCGGTCATCCGGAGTGTGCTGGGCGAAAACCTGCGAGCAGGTGGTTTCGCCGTCATCACCACCCCGCGCCGGCGGCACAAAGAACGCAACTTCGCCTGTATGGTGGCAGCGTCCTTGGCTGACAACCTCGGCGTCCCGTACCGCGAGGATGTGGCAATCGCCCGGACAAAGCAGCGCATCGGAGTGAACTTCGAACCGGGCAACATACCGCCGGAGCGGAATCTGATATGCTTTGATGATTTCGTCACCACCGGCAGCACCCTCGGAGCGATGAACCGCCTACTCGCTCCTATGGGCAAAAACATTGTTTATATCGTAGGCGTAGATAATCAGTAAGTATTATGGATGAGAAATTAACCCAAGAACTTCAGCAATGGTTGAATACCGACGCAGAGAAGCGGGACATCGAGACAGGTGCCCGTCTGGTGCGTGTCCTGGTGCGTAATCAGGTGCTTGCCGCCGGTTTCCAAAGGCTTCCGAAGAAGTATATGAAGATGGTGGAGTACCAGTTGAGCAAGTTCCTGCCCATGCGCCTTAACCACGTGACCCATCAGGATGTAGTCCGGATGTCCGGACAGGCTACGCTCATTGCCTCCCAACATCAACTCAATGCACCCCTTCCCGGCAAAGACAAAATGCCGGTGCTCAAGCGTATCGAGAAAACCGAGGACTTCAAACTGGGCAAGCGCCCCGACCACGACCGTCTTCCTGAGGAGATACAAGCGCTATACTCCGAGAACCTGAGTCTGATGCAGAACATGCGTGCCTGCCATGCGCAGCTCGTGCTGCTCTCCCTTCCCGAGAATCAGTCCTCTTGTCCGGATGGCGACCGCTATCCGTTCGTCAAGGAGCTGATTGATCTGGATGCCAAATATCACTCCAACTGGGAGAAATACGATACCTATCCGCCGGTGAATGACGAGCAATAAGGCAATTGACAGCGTCCTGTTCCCGTTATCCGAGTGCCCCCTGCAGGCGTATCTGACCAATACACTGCAGGTGGCGGATGTGGTCGAATGGGCAATGGCGCAGATGGATGGCCGAGTCTCCCTCAGGCAGACATCGTTCTCCATCTCCGAGGAGTTCGTCCGCCGGCTGTGGCACCTGCAGAAGTCCGGCAAGGTCTCCGAAGTCGAATTGATCCTTGACCATAAAGCCACCAACAAGACGCTGCGCCTCTGGCCGTTCCTGGTACAGACCATCAACAGGCTCTACCTCGCCGACAATCACTCGAAGCTCATCCTGTTGGAGTCCGATACCGCCGGAACAGTGACACAGGTGGCTATCATCACCTCGCAGAACCTCACCCGGGGCAACCGCCACGAGTCCGCCATCATCACCACCGATCCCGGCGTCTTCCGGAAACTGGAGCAAGCGTACCTCGATATCCGAGACCACCACTCCGTTCCGCTCCGGGAACTGTACAACATCAAAATGCAATCCTAACAATGGCACAGCGAATCCATATCACCACCATGCGTGAAATGCTCAAGCGCCCCGACCCTGTGGACCTGGTGGTCGTCACCAAAGAGGGCAGAGTGCTGCAGCTCAATAATTGCGTCGGACTGAAGTTCGACATATACAAAGGCACGCGGCGGATCAAGATGCTCGACTCCGGGCAAATCCGTACCGTCCGCGACATCCTCATCCTCGCTATCAATGGCTGCGAGGTGATGATCTGAATTAGCATATTAATACAATACATATATGATATTCCTCAGTCAAATAGAGACATCTGTCCGCAAGCAGAGTACCGCACAGCTCAGTGCCGTGGATATCTCATTGAGTGCGTCAGGCGGACGTATCATCGTCTCGAATTATCCTTCGAGGCTAGTCAATGGATACTTCGAATTTATCGGTCTGGAAAGTGCCGTTCGTGCCTTCATGCTTCATAATAACTACAGCGTTCTAATGATTTCTGGTATTTATCGTGAGGTAAGCACTTCTGGCTCTGAATCGACTACCGGCTTTTCCTCCTTACAGGTCATCTTCACCGGAGCTTCGCTACGCAAGCCCCCTTTACTTACTGCAGATGTGTTTGCAACATACAAGTTCTTTACCCCGCTTAGTGTGTCGTGGATGCGCCAACAAGAGCCGATGAATCTATTTTATTACGCGGCGTCTTCTGAGTCTTACACGGTAGTCTATACCTCTGTTGACGGTTCGACGCGAACTGTTACCGGTTCGTCCGGTACTGGCTTCGGTTCGGTAGCGGTCAATCCGAATACCAGTGAGATAAAGGCAGAGGTCACAATGGGCAACCGCTTGCACACGGTCTATTACCTGCCGATGGAGAAATACGAGCTGATACAGTTCCGGAATGTGTTCAATGCATGGGAGTATGTTTGCCTGCCCTGCTCAATGGAAGAAGACTTGAACTCGGAGTACGAACTGGCTACCGTGGACGGCAAAGAGATCCGTTATGACATAGAGAACAGCTTGGAGCTGAATGTCAAGACCTCGCCGTTGCCAGCATTCATGTATGATACCTTGGTCGGGCTGGTTCATGCCATCACCGTGCAGCGATATGACCCTTACATATCCGGCAATACGGTGTATGGCGCTTGGAATCAGATATATATTAAAGATTATAAGTTGTCTCGCTCTACCAATCCGAACAACGAGATTGTCATGGAGATGACGATCTCATTCAGCGACAGGGCACGCAATGATGCAGTAGTAATCAGTTGATGATGAACGAACAACAGACCATAGAAGAACGTCAGAAGTACGTCGAGGCATGGAACACCACCATGACCAAAATCTGGCAGGAGCGCATTGTCAAGCTGGGAGTGTACGAAGTACCCCGGCGCAAGCAGCGTCAAGGGCAGCCCCACCTGCTCGATAGCCTCATGTACTTCCCCGTCAAGCACGACGACACCTACATGGAACTGGCGTTGCACTTCACCTTTCCGGAATATGGTTTGTTCCAGGACCGCGGTACCGGCGCAGAGAAAGCCATCGGCAATCCCGGCGATATAGGTGAAGTGACCAAAGCCGGCAAGGCTCGTAAGTTCCGGGAGGTGCGCCCCTGGTTCTCTATCAAGTACTACGCTTCTATTATGAACATGAAGGACTTTATGGCTCGCTCCATACAGGAGCAGTTCGTCGGCATGTTATCCACCACATTCGATAATCTCAATCTCAAAATTAAATAGGTATGAAAAAGGTAGTAATCGACTGGAAGAACTTCCCATGGCATAGCCTGGTGTTCGTGCTCAGTACCGTCGCCATGATAGGTCTGGGCGTCGCAGGGTTCATAGTACCGCCGCTCGGCAAAATAGACCAATCTGTATTCCAATACGGATGTCTGTTGTGCATACCCCTCACGGTGTCACAGATAAGACCCGTACTGCAAGAAGCACACTATTTCAAGACAACTCTCGGCAACCTCTCTGTGGAGGCACGCGGCAATGGTAGCAATGGCAGAACCCCCGCCCCCTCCGACCCGCCCCCGAACGAGGAAGCAGAGTAACCCTTTGCTCCCGACATTCGTGTCGCGAGCAAAAACCCTCTCGCATAGACCTCGGTCATAGTGTGAGCAAAAACCCGCAAGGTGTAGCCTATTAGGTTGCACCTTTCTTTATGCCCATTAGACCCCATAGAGTAACCCCACAAGGTAACCCCATAGAGCAACCTATTAGACACCCCATTAGTAACCCCATTAGTAAACCTTTATGTAAACCTCAATGTAAACTCCCTCGCATAGACTCCGGCTATAAGTCGAGCAAAAACCCGCACGTGCTAACCTATAGACCTCACGCGCTAACTCCATAGTCCTCGCGTGTGGACTATCTCGTCATCAGCGCGAACCTCTCGTGCTCGAACTCTTCCCCCCTCTCTCCCAAACCCTCTGCATATTCCGCTTTTTGAAACGCGCTCTCTCTCGCTCGAACTGCAGGCAGTGCGGGGGCTCGATTGAGGCAAACAAGGGGAATTTTTTTGATAATTCCCCCTGTCACCCCCTGATTTTACTGGCTTCTCAAAATCGAAAAGGTGGAAGAAATTCCGTTTTTCGATTATTTTAGCCGGCTCAGAAATGCTAATTTTCGGTTAAATCAGTAAGTTAGACGTATTTTTTTGCACGAAACCCTACGATTCCTGCTCCAAGAGTTTTGTCACCAGACCTACAACCTCCTGTTTTTTTTGTCTCGCCGGAAGGTGTCTTCTGTCCGGTGGGAGACCCATCCGTCGGCTCGATACATGCCGGAACCCGGCACGTGGGGTCTTTCGTGCTTCTCGTCTCTCCGTGCCGCTTCTTGGCTTCTGCTCTTTCTGTCCTGGTGATTGTTTACTTGTTACTACTCTTTCGGTTTCTGTGATGCAAAGGTAAGTCGCATCTTTCGCTATGCAAGGTCAAGGCAAGTTTTGGTAACAATCTCCAACCCTTCGGGTAGTATTCTTCCCAAAAATCTTGCGTTGCTGATCTGCTACCTTTATAAAGCATCACGAAATCAAAAAAGTAGTTTATTAACAAGTTATTAACAATCAAATTCAGTACAATTATGAAAGAGTCTAAAGTTCAAGAAGTCGCTACGAAAGAGTTAGTAGAAGTTAGTGAGAGTACAAAATCAAAAAAGATGTCTGAGTTGCGTCATTGGTTGCGCGAGTGGTGCAATGAATTGGATGCTAAGGCAAGCAATGAGGGTCGCGAGTTCGTAAAGCCTAATGATTTGCTCCGCGAGGCGTATGGAGTGAAAGAGGGTGCAAAGCTGCATACATTCGAGGGCTGGAAGCGCCGCGGTGGTCAAGTGAAGAAAGGCGAAAAAGCGTTGCTCTTTTGGGGCAAGCCGCGCAAGGGCGAAAAGTGGTGCCCTGTGGTGTTCCTGTTCGCAGCGTCGCAAGTCGTATTCAATAAGGAAGGAGTTGCAGCATGATTAAGCAATTAGATTTGTTCGCCGCGTTCGAGGCAGCGGAGGCAAAGCCGGTTGTTAAGCCGGCAGCCTCCAAGCCGGTCGAGGTTAAGAAAGAGCCGAAGCCATTGGTGGTTAATTACGAGGAGTGTGCCCTGCTGAGCCAGTGGCGAGAGATTAAAGAACAATATCCGGATGCGCTGCTTTTGTTCCGCGTGGGTGATTTCTATGAGGTGTACAATGAGGATGCCGAGAAAGCGAGCAAAATTTTAGCTATCACGCTTACACATCGCGGTCGGTCAAGTATAAAAATGTGCGGCTTCCCCTATCACGCTTTGGATGCGTATCTGCCGAAATTGGTTCGTCAAGGTTGTCGGGTGGCTATCTGTGATGAGATAGGTGAAGATTATGAAAAGCGTGGTCGGATGTATAGAAAAAAGCAGGGTTAGCGCCCTGCTTTTTTCGACTTTAGTCACTCTGCCGTCACATAAGAACCGCAGGCGGCTCAACCTGCGGCTCGGGTGTAATTCAAAACGACTGAAGCAATCGAATGAGCCTATTGTACTAAAGAGATATTCTGTAACTGTGCGCCGATGCGGTGCAGCCCGTCTTCGATTTCTCTCGTTCTTTGTTTGGAGATGTATTTCTCTCCTTTGCTGTATCTGCGCATGAGAGAAGCATTGATTCCAAGCATTTCTCCAATTTTACTGACATTGAGGAATGGAAAGGCGGAGAATACTGAAGATACGTCATATTGGAACTCGTACTTCGCATTTAATTCTTCCGGAACCTGTTTTCCTTCTTCCTCATATACTTCGCGCATTTCCTGGACGGTGTTCAGAAAATCAGATTTAGCTTCCTCGGCTGTTTCGCCGGTTCCGATGGGGGCATTTTGCATATCTGGTGCATATGCATTGTAAATACCATCTTCTCCCCATTCTATAATTACTCTTTGTGTCATAATTGAAAGTGTTTTTAGGTTATTTGTGTTTAGCAGATAGGGGAATTAAATCCCCTTGATCTGCTTTAGAATCTTTGCTGCTGTTCCGTTCTTGACCTCTTCTTTGTCGTGCCGCCCGATGGCGATTAAGTAGTCGTACTTTGGGTTTCCGTAGAGGTCGTGTCTGCTTCCGTGCCGCTTGATTGTCCAACCATACTCGGCGGCTAATCTTTTAAGTTCTGATGTCTTCATTTTTAGTTCGTTTTTGAATTACGGTGCAAAGATATAACATTTTTGTTACATATGCAAATTTTTTGACAAAAAAATGCAAAAAAAATGCGTTTTTTCTTGAAATTGCCTGTTTTTGAGCAAAATTGTCCAAAAATAGGGGTGTTTTTTGGACGGATCTTGGACAATTAGGGGGTGTGGTTTTTGATCCCATGCGCGCGGTTGTATCTTTGCAGCCGATTTTATTACACGACTATGAAGACTATACCTATCGAATTTCACGAGTTCAAAGTTTCACGCAACTCCTTGGCAGCTGCTTTTGTGGCGTCTGCCGAAAAAGTGTTCAAGGAGGAGTCCGCTACCGAGGGCATACAGCCTTCCAAGCTGGAGAACGGTCTGGAGTATATGCCTTGGGGCGTCAATAACGATATTCCGTTCAAGATACTCGACCAGATTGAGAAAGATGAGACCATCAATACCTGCCAGCAGCATAACATCAAGAACTGCTATGCTGCCGGGCTGGAGTACTCGCTGCCGGAGACCGCATCAGACACCCTCCGGCAGGAGGTGCAGCGGTTCCAAGCGCATAACGATCTGACTTCCTACCATCTCGGTATCTGTACCGACATGAAGTTCTGGCAGTTTGCCGTGACGCTTTTTACACTCAACAGGAAACGTACTCAGATTGCTTCCATCAAACGGCTGGAGGCGATGTATTGCCGGTTCTCTCCCAAGACTGCCAAGAGGAAGTATGTGTTCTATGCCCAATGGCGCGACAGCGCTGCACCGAAAGACGTGCAGCGGTTCGTGATGCTCGACGCGGATGATCCGCTTTACGACCTCGAGCAGTATATGTCCGGAGAGAAGGGCAAGAAGGACGGAGAGGTGCAGTTCGCCATGGTGACCCGTATGCCGACTCCGGACAGCACATACTATCCCATCCCTTATTACGCTTCCCTGTTCAAAGGCAAGTGGTATGACATCAAGCAGCTCATCGCCATCGGCAAGTACTCGAAGCTGAAGAATGCCGCGCCGCTCAAGTATATCATCACTATTCAGGATGAGTACTGGCAGGAACAGTTCCTGCAAGCCGGCATCACCGACGAGGAGGGACAGAAGGAGTTCGTCAAGAAGAAGAAGGCGGAGATCATCAATTTCCTCACCGGCGCCGAGAACTCCGGAAGGGCTATCTTCACCGGCGCGTATCTCGAACCTGCATCCGGCAAGGCGAATCCCTATATCACCATTACCAACCTTGAGCAAGGCAAAGAGGGTGGCGATTGGGAGACGGATATCCAGGAAGCAATCAACATGGTGTGCTTCGTCATGGGTGTTCACTCCAACCTCGTCGGTTCTGTCCCCGGGAAGAGTCAGAGCAACAATTCCGGCTCCGACAAACGAGAGCTGTATATGATAGCCCAGTTGCTCAATAGGCCTACTCACGATTTGATGCTGCGTGTACATCAGCTCGTATGCTATGCCAACAAGTGGACGGATGTCAAGCCGGAGTGCAAGATCATGCAGCTCACGACGCTCGATGAGCATAAGGATATCAAACAAACCAACGACCAAGGAAAGGAGGACAACCAATGAAGTATATCCATGACAATGATACCCTGATGGGGTGTATTCCTAACGTGGTGACCGCCGTGGAAGGTGAGAAAGATCTGTTCACCAAGATACAGCCACACCTGCAGTTGGCGGAAGCATGGATGGAGGCGAACGTGGTGCCGTATAAGACTATCAAGGATAACGAGATTGCAATGGCTGTCGCCGTGCATATCGTTGCCAATGAAGCCTTCCGCCGCGCAGTACCGAGCCTCGATATCATCCTGACGGAAAACGGCTTCGGTATCGTCTCCAATCAGACGGTAGCCCCGGCGAGCCGTGACCGTATCAACGCCCTGCTCGAAGGGCTGCAGGCGATGGTGGACGATTCGGTAGAGGCGCTGGACACCCTGCTTGCCGGCGCAGTACTGAAGGGCACTATCTTCAAGGGCTATGAGGCGCAACGGATGCAGGATGTCACCAAGGACCTCTTTGCCCGCTACCGCTCCGACCGGCAGAAGATCATCGCCATTGAGGACTCGATAGCCGAGCGAGTCCTGTCGCATGAGGTACTGGCACTTCTCCGCAATGCCGCCTATAGCCAGGATGTTCCCGAGCAGGTGGAGATACTGCGGAGCAAGATGAAGCCCTTTGTCATCCGCCGTCTGACCGGCAAGGTCACGCCGGAGGAAGCGAAAGAGGTCACCCGTCAGATGGTGGACCGGATACGCAAGCACCCGACCGACTTCCCCGGATGGGAGGAGTCGGAAGCGGCGAAGTACTGGAAGGATTATACCTATAAGAACGATAAGAACTCAGGAGGGTACTGGCTATGACCGTAGTGAACCGCATCGACATCACCGTGCCTACCGGTTGGCGCGAGTTGGACCAGAAGCAGCTGCATTACGCCTGCTTCCTGCTGTCCTCCGGTCATTATACGCCGGATCAGATCAAATCGCTCTGCCTCATCCGGTGGGGCAAGCTGACGCAGGAGCAACTGGAGATGCTGAAGCCCGAGCAGATAGCCGCTTTCCTGCCTATCATGAACTGGCTGATGGAGATACCCGCTGCGCCGGTCTGTCTGGAGAAGATACAGGGGTGTGAGACGCAGGAGAATGTGGATTTCCAAGGACTGAGGTTCGAGGACTATCTGGTCATCGAAGCCAATTACCAAGGCTACCTCCGGCACAAGGAGATTTCCTTCCTCAACGATATCAGCCGCATCCTCTACGGCAAGCGTCTGGAACTGACAGCCACCGAGGCGTACAGCGTCTTCCTTTGGGTGGCTTCGGTCAAGCAGCTGTTCGCCAGCCGGTTCCCCAATTTCTTTGTCCATTCCCCCGTCGATGAGAGCAAAGAGGAGGACGAACACGCACTATACAACCGGCTCCGTGCCGCCCGTAACCTCCAAATCCGCGCACTTACCAAGGGCGACATCACCAAGGAGAAGGAGATATACGAGATGGATACGTGGCGCGCTCTGACCGAACTGGACGCGCAAGCCGAGGAATACAACGAACTCAAGAAACAATATGCCAAGAATGGAAAATAGAAAAAGCGCATGGTCTGCCGTGGATTTCTACCGGGGTCTGACCGAACATAACAGACTGGCGAAGGAGAAGCATTTCGTCTTTGCCCGCGTCTCCGGACTTGAAGGTCTGCAGGAGGCAATAGCACGAATGCAGTCCACTGCCGCGTTCATCATGGTGGCGGATAATGCCGCCGGTTATACGGAACTGGAGCCTACGCCCCATTACCGGTCGATGAATACCGTCTTTCTCGCTATGCGGCATGCAATGGGCGATATGACGGCGAGAGAGACCTGTCTGAAGACGATTAAGGAACTGAACCGGCAGTTCTGCTCGAAGCTGCTGATGCAGAAGACGCTGCTGCAGGAGAACGCGCAGTATCTCGACCCCCGGATCAATCTGCAGGAAGCACCTTCCCATCTCATTCCCGGTACCGCGATTTGTATGTTCGAGGTGGCGGTAGATACCTATGTCGATATGTCTTATAATCCGGAGGAGTGGGATGATTGATTATACACAAGAGCAACTGGAGCAGGTGGAGAAGCTTTCTTCCATCTACATGAAGATTACCGACATCGCTCTGGTGATAGAGGTGGATCCTCATGAGCTCCGTGCGGACATCACCAACGAGTCCACGGAGGTCAGCCGGCGTTACCGGAGAGGCAAGGCAACATCCAAGGCGGAACTGTTAGCGCAGGAGATGCAGCTGGCGAAAGTCGGTTCACCCCTCGCGCTGCAGAACGCACATAATAACCTGCTCGATATGGAGGATGACGAGTAACTATGCCACAGATCAAGAACATAGAACTGGCGCAGCGGGAGATGTTCACCCCTGCCGAGGAACTGCTGACGCGCTACGATGCCGCCCGGGTGGGCCACCTGCTCCGGTTGCGCGATATGTACAACTGGATGCTTGCCAACCCCTCCGAGCGTGACCGCAAGTTCATTGACCTGTTCATGGGCAAGTACGGCATCGGCCAGTCTCAGGCTTATTCGGATTTGGCGCTCATCAAGCAGCTCATTCCCGCCCTCGCTCCGGCGTCCCGCGAGTTCTACCGCAAGCAGGTGAGCGAGATGCTATTAGAGACCTACAACATGGCGAAGGCGCGAAAGGACACGAAAGCGATGGCGATGGCTGCAAAGGAACTGGGTAAGGTCAACCGTGTGGATCTGGAGGACGAGAAGGTGCTGCCCTACGACGATATCGTCATCCAGCCGTTCACGCCGTCCTCAGACCCGACCATCATCGGACTCAAGGTCATCCCAAATCTGGAGGAGGTCAAAGCACGCCTCCGCAAGCAGATGGCGATGGACAATCCGGACATCGAAGATATAGAATACGAACCCGCCGACCTGGAGGAAGAATCGCTCTTCCCAGAAGTGCAAGAGGAAAATGGCAAAGATTTACTTCAATAAGATTCAGCAGCGCGTGATGTTCATCGGCGCCAAGACATCGGTCATCGTGGCCGGTCGACGTACTGGTAAGACCTACGGCATGGGTGCGCCGTTTGCCTTCCGGAACATGCAGCGTATGGTCGGCTCTACCGGCGGCATCGTCGTACCCACTTTCCGGCATGGCTTAACGAACACCTTGCCGGGACTGTTCAGCTGCTGGAAAGCGATGGGTCTGATTGAAGGCGTCCACTATGTCGTGGGCAAGAAACCGCCCAAAGGCTTCGGTGTGGCGAAGGTCGAACCACAGGAGTACGAGCATGTGATATCGTTCTACAACGGAAGCCGCGCCATCCTTATCAGTCAGGACATCGCCGGTAGTTCCAACTCCCTCACACTCGACTGGCTACTCATCGACGAGGCGAAGTTCATCAACTTCGAAAAACTGAAGGACGAGACCCTTCCGGCGAACGGTGGTATCCGTGCGTACTTCGGCAAGCACTCGTGCCATCACTCCATCATGATCATGTCCGATATGCCGGTCGGCAACAAAGGCAGTTGGTTCCTGAATTATCGCGAGAAGATGAACCAAGAGGTCATCGACTGCATCGAAGCGCTCGTGAATAAGGAGTACCAGCTGAAGGAGCGTGTGCGCTCCCTTCGTTCCGCCGGTAAAGAGGTGCCGTCCTATCTCAAGTATCAACTCCGGAGCAATAACAAGGCGCTCAATCAGCTGCGAGCCGCTGCCGTTCTCTATGTCGAGGTTTCCACCATTGAGAACCTGGAGGTGGTAGGCGTGAACTATATCCGGGATATGAAACGAGACCTGCCGCCGCTCGTCTTCCAGACTTCCATCCTCTGCCAGCGCATCGGCATCCTCAAAGACGGCTTCTATAACTCGATGAAGGAACGGCACAAGTACCACGCCGCCGACAACGATTATCTGCTGTCGCTCGGCTACGGCAAGACCGAAGCGGAGTACCAGAAGCTGCTCAACAGCCAGGCAGACCGCGATGTCAATCCGGACATGCCTATCTGCATCGGCATGGACTATAATGCGAACATCAACTGGATAGTTGCCGGACAGGAAAGCAACGGCCGGCTCAATGTCATCAAGTCCTTCTATGTCAAGTTCGAACGGAAGATACCGGCTCTGATAGCGGACTTCTGCCATTACTATCGCAACCACCGCCGCAAGCAAGTCATCTTCTATTACGACTCTACCGCCCTCGGTTCCAACTACGCGGTAAATAAAGATGACTTCCGGAAGGTGATCGAACGGGAGTTCAAGTCTAACGGCTGGGCGTGTCGGTCCGTCTATCTCGGTCCTCCGATGAGGCACACCGAGAAGTATTTGCTCATCAACCGGGGCTTTGCCGGTCAGAACCGGCTCACACCCTACTTTAATATAGATAACAACGAGGCGTTACTCATCGCCATCCAGTCCGCCGAGGTCATGCGAGGCTCGAACGGCTTCAAGAAGTACAAGGCAGGCGAGAAACTGGCAGAGTCCGAGGAGAATCTGCTGGAGCATCGTACCGATGGTACTGACGCATTCGATACGCTCTACATAGGAATGAATAACAAACCGGTCAAGGTGAACACTATCAGTCTCCTTGGCGTAGGATAACGACACCTTATATATTATATGGCACAGAATAACGACACCACCGTAGGCTTGTACATCAACGGCAAGCAAGCAGAGAAAACACTGGAGATCCTGCAGAAGGAAGCCGATTCACTCGGCAAGCAGCTGGAGGAAGCCGTTCGTCGTGGCGATAAGGCTGCGCAGAAGCAACTCAATAAGTCCCTCAAGGATGTCAACCAGACCATCAAGCAGATCCAGTCCTCCACCAAGAACGTGGCGGATGTCATGGCGCGTCTTGATAAGGCGACGCCCCACGAGCTCCGGAAGACACTCACCACCCTCAATCAGCAGCTGAAGCATATTGAGCGAGGCACACCGGCATGGGATGCACACATTCAGAAGATCCGTCAAGTCAAGGCGGAGATTGACAAAGTGAATGCCGAGATGAAAGAGAGTGAGTCCTTCCTCGTCCGGATGAGGAACGGCATTCAGAACTGGGGCGCTATGGCCGCCGGTGCTGCCGCCGGTCTGACAGGTGTCGTGATGGCAGGGAAGAAAGCCGTCGCTACCTATGCCGAGATGCAGCAAGAGGAGGCGAATGTCCGCAAGTACACCGGCATGACCGAAGAGCAGGTCAACCATCTCAACGATGCATTCAAGAAGATGGATACCCGCACCAGCCGCGAGGAGTTGAACAAACTGGCTCAGGAAGCCGGTCGGCTCGGTCTGCAGTCGGAAGAGGATGTATTGGGCTTCGTTCGGGCTGCTGATAAGATCAATGTCGCTCTCGATGATTTGGGCGATGGTGCCACGCTGACGCTTTCCAAACTGACGGACATCTTCGGCGACAAGCAAGCCCTTGGTACGGAACGCAGTCTGTTGGCGGTCGGTTCGGTCATCAACGAGCTCTCGCAGAACTCCACCGCAGCGGCTCCCTACCTGGCAGAGTTTGCCCAGCGTCTTGCCGGTGTCGGTGCACAAGCCCACATGACTATTCCGGAGATCATGGGCTTCGGTGCCGTACTCGATTCCCAAGGACAGAAGTTGGAGATGTCCTCCACCGCCCTCTCCAAGGTAATTATGAATCTGTTTAAGGACCCAGCGAAGATAGCCAAGGCTACCGGTCTCGCTGTGGAGGAATTCTCGGAGACATGCAAACGATCGACGAACGAAGGTTTGCTTATGCTCCTTGACCGTCTCCATGAACTCGGAGGTATCGACACCCTTGCACCGGTCTTCGCCGATATGGGGGAGAACGGAGCCCGTGCTTCGGCAGTCCTTGCTGCTCTCGCCGGTAATGTCGATATGGTGCGCCAACAGCAGGAAGCCGCCAATGTAGCCTTCAGTGAAGCGGTCTCTATCGACAAAGAGTTTGAGGTGCAGAACACCACCGTTCAAGCCGGTCTGGAGAAAGCGCGTAAGGGCTTCACCGAGATGGCGGTCACGCTCGGCAAGGAACTCATGCCTATCGTCTCCAAGGTAATATCCTCCACCTCCATGACCATGCGAGTGATGCTCAAGGTGATTCAGTTTGTCAAGGAGTACCGGGAAATAATCATTGCTACCACGGCTTCGCTGGTTGCGTATTATGCCCTGGTTAACATGCAGTCGGCATGGACTGCCTTCATTACCGGTGCAAAGAAAGCTATAGCCGCTGTCAAGTCGTTCAATGCGGCTCTGCTGGCTAATCCCTATGCCGCCATCGGTGCTCTACTGCTCGGACTGGGTACGGCTTTCGCGTTGGTTATTAAGCGTCGTAATGAGATGTCCCTGCAGGATAAGACCATCGCCGACGCTCAGAAGGAGATCAACCAGCAATATACAGAGCAACGGTCGAAGATCGATTTGCTTAATGACACTCTGCATGACGAGAAGCTGTCTCTCGATGCCCGGCGTAAGGCATTGGAGGAACTGAAGGCTATCGTTCCGGATTACCATGCGTCACTTACAGACGAAGGTAAGCTGATTAACGACAACGCCGATGCTATCGACAACTACACCGCTGCGCTGGAGAAACAGATTCAGCTGCTGGTCTATCAGGAGAAACTGACGGAACTGTACAAGCGTAAGATGGAGGCAGAGCAGAACCTGTCGGATAGTGAGGCTGCATTGGCGGTTGCCCAACAGAATGCCGCCGACCATGCAGGAGAGGTGCAGATGCGTACCTCAATGGGTGCTGCAGGTCCTACCGGCGGTTATGAGAACTCCTATTCGGTTGCTGTCCGTGTCAAAACGGAGAATGTGGAAGGTGCCAAGAAAGAGCTGGAGGAGATTCAGTCCACCATTGAGACCATCAAAGGCAAGGTCCAAGACGGTGGTTTGTTGGGTGCTTCCACATCCGGAACACAGACACCATCCCCGTCTTCGGAGACTCCTGCACCGTCAGGCGGTGGTGGAGAAGATCCGAAAGACCGGCTCAAGCAGTTGGAGGATGCCAAGAAGAAAGAGTTGGCCATCAACCAGGTCGCCTATCTGCAGGGAGAAAAGGATTTCGAGGCATACACCACCGCTCAGATACAGGCAGAGGTGAACTTCAACCGGCAGAAGATGTCGCTCTATCAGAAGGGCAGCACCGAGTATCTGGAGGCGCAGGCTGCTATGTTAGCCGCCGAGAAGAAACTGCAGGACCAGCAGACCGGGCAGACGGTCGAGGCGGAGCAGAAGCGTTATGCCGAGGTCAAAGCCGTGCTCGATCAGCGGTATGCAGACAGTGAACTATCCGCCAAAGCTTACCAACTCGCCACCGAGCAAGCCGAACTGGAGCACCTCAAGAACCTCGCCAATACCTACGAGGAAGGCTCGAAGGAACGCCTCAAGGCAGAGGAACGATATCAGCAGCGCAGTACTGCCATTCAGCAGAAGCACGCCGCCGACGCCAAGCGCATTCAGGAGCAGCTGCAGAAGGAGTACTTCTCCAATGTGGGCATGACCACCAACACCGAGTCCTACGAGGAGGAGAAGCTGCAACTGGAGGCTGTGCGGCAGATCATGATGGCGCAGGCAACCGCCGACCAGAAGCTGCAGATAGAGGAGGCCTACCAGAAAGCCAAGTACGAACTTGCCAAGAAATACAACGATGAAGCCGGTATGATGGCAGTAAATGCTGCACAGGCGTCCGTTGATAAAGTGCTGGAGTACATGAAGACCGACGGCTTCCAAGGCTTCTACCAGTCCTTCCAGACGCTCGTCTCCGGAATGGGTGAGATCTTCTCCGGTCTCACTTCCCTCATCGACGCGGAGGTGACGCTGCAGGAGCAGAAGATTGACAAGAAGTACGAAGCCGAGATAGCAGCCGCCGGCAACAATAAGAATAAGATTGCGCAGATAGAAGCCGAGAAGGAGAAGGAGATAGCGAAGGTCAAGAACGAAGCCGAGGAGAAGAAATACGGTATGCAGATTGCTTCGACCATCGCGCAAACGGCGATATCGGCGGTCAACGCCTATTCGTCTGCAGCAGCAATACCGGTTGTCGGTTGGATTATGGGACCTATCGCCGCTGCTATGGCAGTCGCTGCCGGTGGTATCCAGTTGGCTACCCTCAAGAAACAACACGACGCGGCTATGTCGCAGGGCTACGCAGCCGGTGGTTACACCATGCCGGGCAGTAAGTATGAGCCGGCCGGTATCGTCCATGCCGGCGAATGGGTGGCAAGTCAGGAACTGCTGGCGAACCCTACCGCAGCGGCTACCATCGCGCAGCTCGATCAGGCACAGCGCACCAACACTATCGGACAGCTTAGCAGGGCACCCCAGTCCTCTCGCTCTGCATCATCGGAAGCAGCTCCCTCTGTAACGCCCCGTGCGTCTCAGCCGTTAACGCCCGATAGTAGTGCTGCACAGGCTATCAACCGCCTCAACAAGACCCTCGACGGAGGCATCTATGCCGCCACATTGCTCACAGGAGACAAAGGACTGCTCCGCGCACAAAAGCGGCATAATCAACTTATGAAGAACAAAGGCAGGAAATGAGCCTTTGACAATACGTGATCTTTGACATGTTGTACCCATAAAAAAAGAGCAGCCGGTTGGGGCTGCTCTGAATAGGAGAGATAATTCTTTACATACATCAGAGTTTACTGTAAGTTTACTTTAGAGTTTACAAAAACCTTGCCGCTATTCAAGCTCTTGCGTGGCTTTGATGTACTTTTTACGTGAGGTTTCTATTTTTTCAAACACGTCGTAGATGTTCGATATCAAGCTCATTGCACCGCGAATGTATCCGACAAAAGGTTCTTCTATATCTGCAAAATCTATCTCCGAATACATAATGATTCGCGAAAGATTCATCTGCGTCCGGAGCAAATCGTTGGCTATAGTGACCATCTGCGAAGGATTCTGACCGCTGTTTTCTACAAAACTCTGAATAGCAGGAATGGGGCTGTAGCAGATCTTTTCTTCGGTATTCATTGTGCGTCTCCTTTCTCCAATTGTTCATCGGTTTTCGATACGAATGCGATACCCTCCACGCGGAGGTCGATCTTTACCTTGCCCACTTTGGCATGGAGGACAAACATGTCCGGGTGTTCCACTCGGTCGCGCCCTATCTCCACCCATCCCGGGGCGGTGTTCAGCGTGTACTCGGTGCATACTTCGTTGGTAGCGGGAATCTGATCTGCCAGATGCTGGATGCACTCTTTTACCTGAACTAACGTAATACCTCTCATAGCGCACCTCCTTCCTCTCCTAAGCGTTGTTTGTAACATCCAATTTCGTTATCAGGGATTTCACTGGGCTCATAAAGCACCACGGGGTCTGAATTATCATAGTCACCGCGATACTCTTCTTTCGCGATACATGCGGCTTCTTTTTCGTTCTCAGCTAATACAGCCACGCATGCAGATGCGTATAGAACTACTTCGTAATACCTTTTCATAGCGCACCTCCTTTCGTCGTGAATGAATACGTACAGACGTTGTTACCGAGACGGAACGAATACATCATCCCGCCTTCAATAGGTTGGCAGAACGCTTCTTTGCCCTTCAGCCTTACGGCGTTGGCAAGGGAGTGGAACATCTCTTTGAGTTCGATGGTGCGGCACGCATGCCGCTTGGAAATCATTGCTTCCATAATAGATAGATTTTAGACAATAAAAATATCGGATACTACCCGTTGTCTAAAGTCCTATCTACGAAGGCTCGCTAAGCCATTACAGCTTTCGCACGGGGTATCCGATACTACATTCCGATTAGACTGAGCATTAAAAAAACCGCTCACTCGCGGCAACTTTCCCAGTCACCCTCATAGATTTTTAACTTTAGACGGTGCAAAGGTACTGCTTTTTTTTGATATATGCAAATTTTTTGGCTATTTTTTTCTGAAAACTGCATTTTTTCGTCACTTTTCCGCAAGAAATCCAATTTGGATCCTTTTTGTCGGGTACGTTCAGGCACCGATGAGTTGGCAAGGGAGTGGAACATCTCTTTGAGTTCGATGGTGCGGCAGGCATGCCGCTTGGAAATAATTGCTTCCATAGCTTTTAGTATTTAGACAAAATAAATATCGGTCACGACCCGCTGTCTAAGCTACTAAAAGAAGGGCTTGAGCGACCATTACAGTCAACTCACGGGTGTAACCGATACTACAATTCTGGTTAGACTGAGCATTAAAAAAAACGCTCACTCGCGGCAACTTTCCCAGTCACCTCTTTGTATATTTTAAACTTTGAACGGTGCAAAGGTACTGCTTTTTTTTGAAACCACCAAATTTTTGGCAACTTTTTGCAGAACAAAGTGTTTTTTTGATTTCAAAAGCAGGTTTTTTGGGCACAACATATGAGATATAACTGTTTAAAATAATGAATATATGAAAATCTTCGTAAACGGCAAAGAGGCAGGCCTGAAAGCCGACGCCTCGTTTGAGTATGTACAGGAAAATCCGCTCTTCACCGATGCGGATGGTTACTCGCTGGAGATAACGTTCCCCTTGAAGGACTGCCCGCAGAACATCCTCATCTTCGGCCCGCTCCACGTCAAGGGCGTGGACATCAGCAAAGTCACGTTTCCTTGCACCATTCAGTTCGGTCCTTTCACAAAGACCGGCATACTCACCATCACCTCACTCTCCGATGTCGAAGTCTCCGGCCAGTTCTTGGAGGGCATGTCCGCAGAGAACTTCCAGACAACCGCCGACCTGCTGACCTATCTGACCGACCTCGATTTCTCACAATGGGACGGACAGGCGGATAACTGGGATGGTTTCCCAAGTGGCTACTATACCTCCGAGTATGATGCGGATTTTGGTATCACCACATGGAAGAAGGACTTGACGAAGAGCGGACCTGCAGCCGGTTGGGATCAGGCTATCATCTACGATAAAGCGGAGGGGAGAGCCATGGACCATATAGGGGGAACAATAGGCTACAACCAGTATATCCAGCGGCATATCTATCTGGCGCACCTCGTCGATCTGGTGGGAAGGGCTATCGGATGGACAGTGGACCAGCAAGTGCTCCGGTCTATTTCTTACTATCAGTACATCCTTGTGGCGAACCGCCGCAAGTATTTGATGGAATTTCCTTATCAGTGGATGGTGCGTCCGCTGTGCGACTCCCTGCCTCATTGGACGGTCAAAGAGTTCTTCCAAAATATAGCCAACTATTTCGGGTGTGTGGTCTATTATAACTCCACCACCAAGGTCATAGCTTTCCGGTCTTATAGGCAAATCGTTGGTGTAACATCCGGCACTATTCCGGAGGTGCCACTCTCGGTTAACGATGATTTTTCGGTAGAGATATCCAATGAGGAGAATGGGCAGTACAAAGGCTCACAACATTTCAAATTACCGGACAAGTGCAACCCCGGCAATGTCAATAGCTGTCCATGGGCATTCAATGATCCGCGCATTCCAATCTATAGATGCACCAAGCAGTGGCTACTCCAGAAGATTACCGACGGGGCACAGGAGAGTTTGAAAGAGCACCCAGTACTGGGGGAATTGGGTGTCGATGGCCGTTACATCTTCTATCTGACCGACATACAGCAATACGTCGCAGTGACGCAGACGCAGAAGTATTGGATAGGAGGAGAACCGGAACCGGACGAGTATGGTTCTGTTCCTGATCCGGATTATGTATTCCAGTGCGTCGAGGTATTGAACCAGTACGGCGGTCATACGGAAGGTACAGAGTTGAAGGTTTGCAACTGCCCGTTCGAGACGGTGAAATACTATAGGAGGAATGACCCAACAGAATCGAACTATTCCGGCCAAACCAACTACATAGGCTATCTTCCGGTGATCGATATTCCGGAAGACCCGCTGTTCCGTATCGATGAACACGAGTGGACCGAGGAGTATCCGCAGGCGCAGGCGGCTGAACATCTTTCTTCAGGAGAAAGGAAGCCAGAGGAAATGTATTTCGATAAGTTGTGGATCTTTCTGATGAGGAATACTACTGAAAGTGCCTACGGCTCTGCCTATACGAGACAATATGAGCCTCGTAATGCCCCCGGTCATATGCTGGAGCCGGTACCGGGCTATGACTATAAACGGACAATTACCGATGAAGATGGCAACCCGATTGAGTACCCTTATACGGAGAGATTGGATCAGTACCCGTACACGCTCTCGCCGAACTCAAGTGAGATAACGGAGTACAGGAATATTCCCCAAGTGGACGAGACTAAACTCTACCGGTACAACTTCCTTGCCAAGACGCTCCCATCCGCTACGTCCATTTTCTTAATTAAAGGGAAAAGGTATGCCTGTCTCCGGATGACCGCTCACTTCACCAACACCGGCATGTCCGAACTCATCGAAGGCGAGTTCTATGAGATTGTCGACTGACCGAAATCCACCTGCCCCTCGCGGACACGTTCTATCATGGCTTTGTCCACATGGTCGGCATACACCGAAGTAATACTCAGGTCATGATGTCCCGCCGCATGCATGACAGTCAGATCGTCCACCCCGGCGTGCAGCATATCCACGATACCGCTGTCCCGCAGGGAATAGACGGTCTGACCTTCGTCTAATTTCAGCGCAGTTCGTACCTTGTCCCATCGTTTCCATACCGCCTTGTGGCTGGTCTGTATGCTCCCAGGGCGGAACCATGAACTGAAGAGATAGTCGCCGCTCTTGTGAGGATGGCTGTCGAGATATTTGCGGATCCGCTGCACCAGTTCGTCAGACAACGGGGCATGGCGCTCCTTCCAGCACTTGGCTTGGTCCGCAGGGATATAGATATAATGCTCCTGCAGGTTTATCTGCTCAATCTTGCACCGGCGTATCTCCATCGGCCGCATCAGCGCGAAGAAAACCAACTCCACGAAGATCAGGAACGCCGGATCACGCTGCTCCAGATACCGCTGGATATCCGCGCGGCGGTCCTGCTCAATCGTCGTGCGCTTCTTTATTTCTTTCTTGCGGGCTTTGATGGTCTTGAACGGGTCTTCCTTGCAATAGCAGTGGCAGATCATCCACTCGAACAGCAGTCGCAGCTGCTTGAGATAATTGTTGTAGGTCTTGTTGCTGACCCCTCGCTCATCGCTCAGGTATGCCATGAATTCAAGGGCATGCACCCGGTTGAAGTCTATTGAGCGGCAGTCCTTGATATGAGTATTCACCCATTCCGTCAGAATGTTGCATGTGCTGTTGTAGCTAAGATAGGTAGCGTGACGCACTTCCTTCTGCCGGTCGTGAAGGTACTTGGGCATCACTTCTACAATGGGGGTGTAGAAGCGGCTGTTGTTATTTTCTCCGAGCGGAGTCCAGCCGCCGGCTAATTTCACATTCAGCTGCGTTGCTACACTCTGCGCAAACTCCAGGAATTTCCGTTTGCCAGGATAATACATCTTCTGTTTGTTCAGCATGATCCGGTAACGCTTGTATTCGCCGGTACTCATATCGAGCACGGCGTATAGAACATGGACCCCGTGGGAAGCGGTCACGTTGACAATAGCGGGTTTGTAACTGGGAAGTAAAGCAACGGGAGTTGCAGAACCTGCCGGTCTCCCCTTTTTGATTGCTTTGGAAGTTGTGTGCACACCGCCGATGAGCGGTGTGCTCTCTCTCTTTCTTGCCATAGCCACACCGCCTCTCGTCGGTATAGCTATGTCTTTTTTTGCACGTGCGGACATTTTTTTTTGGTGATTTTTGTCGCGCTGTTTGCACACCGCTCGAAAACCACCTGTTAAACAATGCCATCTTTTTCGGTGTTTTTTGAAGCAGAACCAACCTCGCAATTTTTCTGGTCGGTTTCCGGTCGGTTCTTTTTCAAAAAATAGAGGTGAGCCCTTGTCTCACCTCACTTGCGGAGAAAGGGGGATTCGAACCCCCGG